ATGCTGAAGTAGTGCCAGTAACTACAACATTTGCTCCACCCGATGCAAATGCCGTTGTTTTTTGTGCTAATGTAACAGTTGCATTGCCAATAGCACTTCCATAACCCGAGCCAATAGCGCCGACAGACAGAGTGGAAATTGCACCCGGAAGACTTATGGTGGCTGTTGTAGTTTCTGCAACTGATGCCGTAAAAGTAATGTCAAATGCGTTTACGCCCCACCCGCCCTCAATTTTGGCTGCGTATGGAATTGTTGCGTTAATTAACGGATTCCTGTCTGCTGTGCCAAATTGATCGTTGGCCGAACCAGCGGCAAATCGCATTAAAAATGTTGCATTCGCATTTATGCCAGACCCCGGATTTGTTACAACAAAGGAAGTTGAGTTCCAGCCGTTACCTGTTCCATTAGACGCAGAACTGGATGTCCAAAAATCTACTACTGGCCGAAATGCCTGAACAAGTCCTAGCCATCCGTTAGCAGTTATTTGCTGATACCATACGGCATTTCTTTGCTTAAAAAACTCAAATGGATCTGCGTATGTTCTGTCCCATGATGTTGGAGCATACGCCAAATAAACCCTTACTACGGGAAGCTGAAAATCTCGGCCAAGTGGACTAGCTACCCCTTCCGAAACTTGTTGCGGATAAAGCGTAACGTCTATGTATGCTTTAGTTGCCGATTCTTTAAAAACTTTGCATTCTTGCTGTTTCCAATTTTGTTGGGCGCGGTTGCTTTTAAGTCCTGTATGCATCCATACAGACACAAATTCGTAATTTGGAAACCAGTAATTAAGCGCCCTTCCAATGTAGCCGCTACCGGCAAAGGGCCACGACCCGAACAAGCCCCTTCGATAGCTGTCTCGTGTCCAGTTTCCCCAGCGATAAGTGGATTGGCTAGCTACTAAACCATAAAATACGTTGTTCCCCAAATTGACGTAACTATTTGCATTGTATAACGCGCTGCCGGGATTCAAGCTGCCCGATGTTGTTGGCACTGGAACGGCTGGCAATTGATAGCCGGTTTTTATTTCTACAAAAGCAATTCGCGCTAAGCCGCCGGTTCCCATTGCAGTGGCGTACAAAAATGGAAAAAACCCAAAGTATTCCAATTTTGATGAGTCGTATGTCAGAGTAACCGCATTGGTAAAACTCATTGCTGGATTAGCAGTTCCGGTTACTGCTGACGATATACCAATATTGAGTGAATCAGTTACAAATTCAACTATTGTGTTTGTGGCAATCCCTGTACCAGTAACTGCCATACCGGGAATAATCTGAAAATTTGCTGCGGCCAATAGAACATTTTTGCTTCCCACTGCTACTGTTGTTGCTACCGAAGCTGGGCCTACTTGCGTGACTATTGGTACACCGGAAGTTGATACAGAAGAAGCATAAGTATTGCCAGCAGTGAATCCTGCTGCTTCTGTTACTTGATTCGCTGCCGTATTCATTCCGTAATATTGCGCATTGGTTGCAAGAACTGCCGCCCCGACAAAACCTATCCCTCTGCTGCCTTTTTCAGCAACAGTTATTGTTGGGGTGCTTCTGTATAAAGTTCCACCGGATGTAACTTCTACGGATGAAATTACTCCACCGTCAAGAATTGCAACTGCGGTAGCGCCAGAACCGCCACCACCCGTAAATGAAAGTGTTGGGGGTTGCGTGTACCCACCACCACCAGAATAAACATCTACTCTTTCTACAAACATAGAATCCAAAGCCAACGTAAGTCCCGGCACGGCTAGGGGGCTTTCAATCCCTACATCAACTGAATTGGCTTCATTTGTTCTTAGCATTTGCGGTTTTAGGCCGTTGCCAAAAAACATATAAGTCCTTCCGTGCCTGTCTTCGGCAAAGGAAGGAATGCTAATAGAGCCGGGAAAAATTTGAAGCGATTGAGTTTGTCCAGCAACTGTTGTGATTGCAGCAGCTGCGCTTACTGTAATAGATGCATTTGTGGAAATACTTTGAATTATTGCATCATCTGGCAGGCCAACACCCAATACACGATCACCAATTGATAACTTGCTGGTATCTGTTGTTAAAATAATAGGGCTTGTATTTGCTAAAACTCCCTGAATTATATTTCCTTCATCGCGGTAAACTGTATTTGTAGTAGATGTAAGGCTTATTGGGTCTTGTTGTGTTCGTTGTATTCCGTAATAAAATTCATATGTAAAATTCGCGGCATTGCTGCTAAGTGACCTAACAAATGAATATGTAATAAGTTGGTCTGGCAGCGTAGAGCGTGTTTTGCGATACATCGCTAACACAGCATTTCCAGACTGAGAACCTAGTTTTTTAGCCAATCCACGCCGTGGAGTAAGCAAGCCGGGGCGTATGCTTTGGAGGTTGTTCTGCACAACTGCCGCTGTGGGTGGCAGCAAATACGCTGAAATTGTGTTGAAAAACCCAAGCCATTTAGTAGCTTTCATTAATTAGCCCATATCTGGAAACGATGGGGAGTACCAGCCAGCCGTTCTTGGTGTTGGGGCAATCATGGTAGTTGCTCGTCCACCAATGGGCGAAATAACGTCGTTTTCAAAAGCAAGCACAAGATCACGCTTGTACACTTCCATAACCGGAGCCGCCGCTTTCCCGGCTAGTCTTGCGTACCACATTTCGCAAGCACTCAAAATTGCCGTATACATCTGCGGGCTGCAATCAATTATGTCGCTAATTGCGTACTTTACGCCTATTAGTTGTTCTGGCAAAGATTCTGTAATTCGCATTTTTAGGGTGTTAATGCGTAAAGCAACTTCCCTTTGATATACATAGGGAGTAACTGAACCCACGCCATCTGCTTCATCAGTAGCAGATCCAAAACGAATTACACAGTTAATTTGATTAGGGGGAAACGAAGAACTTGCGCCAAATACAGTTAGACCCAATGGATCAGAAAAACTATAGATTTTATCTGTGGTGCTAGCGCTTGCTGTTGCGCTTAATGTCACCGATCCAAGCACGGGAGAACCAGAAACTATAGTGTTAGCAGTTATGCCCACTACAGATTGACCAGCAGTTACCCCCTCTCCATTAACTACAAAACCAATCTCAATTTGGCTAGTGTCTGTAATTCCAGAAAGTGTTGTAGTTGAATTAGCCGAACCCGTAATAACCAATACGTTTGATACTGAACCTTGCCTGCAAGTGGCTTCGTAGCCCATAAACTTGACGGGTTCAGGGATGTACCGATAGGTGTAGTAAACGCTGGTTCCTGACGTTGGAACCCCTACAAAACGAATCTGGTAATTATCCCCAAGATCCGACCGCATAATGGTGTAGTAGTAGGGTTCGCCAGCACCGCTGCTGTTCGTTTCCATCCTTTGCCAATCAGCCGGTGACAGGTAACAGTGGAGAGTCCCTACAGATTGCGTTACCAGTGCGTCAATATCCTTGACGTTGGCCGGAAGTTCGTAGAAAGTCTGTGCTGTCATTTCATATGCAGTGCCAAAATTTAGGATTATATCTGTTGCACTTGTTGCCAGTGCCGCTTGGCTTAAAGTCACTACGCGAGTGTTATTGTCTTTGTTTACCACTTTGGTATTCTGTGGGAAATAAGTTGTGTTTGTGCCATCTGCACCAACGCTAATCACTTGATTTACAAAGATTTGCGTCATATCTGTGCCATTGGGCAGCGTAACTGTGCTTAAAGCTGCGGTAACTGGCACTGCTGCCGGGGTGTAACCGATGTTATCGACTGCCGCTTGATTGACTTTAATAAATCCAGAAGCCGATAGAGATGTGCTTTCGACTCTTGGGAGTTGCGAAAACAACCCCGCACTCGAAAACGATAAGATCCTTTGTTCATAAATTCCTGCCGCACTAGCAACGGTAATGTATGGGTTTCCCTGAACCACATACGCCGTTGTCCTTGTGTCATTTAAGTTGAAATACCCTGTGCGAGTGTGCCAAAGCCATTGTCGTGTTTGCAGAACTTCCCTTACCCCATTAACTACAGCCATGCGCACAGCACGGTGTTCCCCGTCTTGTGCGCCGCCCCCTACAGAAGCCAGCATATATTCAATAATGTCTTGGGCAGTAAACACTATTAGCCTCGTTTGTGTCGTGGTGCGTACTTAGACACTACCAATTCGTTTAGTTCTTTAGCGTTGGCTTTGGGGTTATCGATTTTTTCTTTGGCAGAAAGCTCTTTGAGGAGCCTTTTGCTCAAGGGTTTGGACGTTGGCGGGGGCGTTTCTCTAGCTTCGTAATCTACAATACCGCTAACGTGAAGGTTTCGTTCTTTGGCTACTTTTAGTATGTCTGCGGAACTTTCGATCCATGCCTGTGGATCACCGGGGCCGCGCTTGTCTGCCAGCCCGCTCATGTAGTATCTGCCGCTAGTGCTGATGCCAGAATGTTTAGCGTCATCCAAAATTCGCCTAGCGTGTTTCTTTGGCATTTTGTCCAGCCACTGACCGTTAAGCCTGTCTTGCATAACAGCCCTATCTGTTCCCTTAACCCCCGGCGGCATCTGCAAGGCACACATTTCAGACCACTTGGAAGTTTGCCCTTCGGCAATCATCTTCAAAAAATGCGCCTTGACCTGTTCGCTTGCGGCAGCAATATCTGGGGGAAGGAAGCTTTCTAATACAATCATTGCTGCAACTCCGGGGGAATCTGTTCTAAGGGCGGGGCTTCCGATAGTACCGGAGGTGCGCTCTGCTCAGCAGAGGGAGAGCTACCTTGCGGCGCGTCCTCCGGTACATTCGGTGGCGGTGGAAGCATTTGAGGGGGAGGTGGTGGAGGAGGTGGCGGCAGCAAGTACGGCAATGGGTCAATATCTAGGCTATCAGCCCAATCAGAAATAAGAGCATTAAACGGCTGTACGATTCCTGCCATTGCTATTGGCTGGAGCACAGGGCCAAGCGTCTGAAGTGCCATTTGCATTTGTTCAACACGGGTAGACTTGTTGGGCTTTCTGGCAGATCCAGCTTCAATTCGGTATAAAAAGTCTCGGGTAAGCGAAATAATGTCTCTGGACATTACTTCCTTTTCCCATGCAATTGCGCCAATCGGCCCAAGAACTGGAGCTACGTCAGTTGGTTCAAGAAGCCATCTTGCCGCTAATGACTCACGCCGACTCAACAAGCTCATACAATCTTCCAGCTCGTTGGCCATATTATCAGGTCTAATACTAATGTTCTCTTGCTTAATCTGTGCTTCTGCTGCACTCCTATATTGGGCGCGGGTGATTCCATAAGCAAGTTCTGATAAACCAGTACGCTTATCAAACATATCTGACACAGCGGCGATAATGTCGTACATATCTTTGGTCACTTGGGGTAACTGAAAGACTGAAACAACATCACTCACAGAACGGCCAATCATTTCACTGATTTCAACAATCTTGAAACCGCCTTGCGATGGAGCCAAAAGTTGGTCTTTCAGATCTTGATCGGCAGCTTTAGAAACGCCGATCATTGTTTCGCAGCTTGTTGAAATTCGTGTAGCCAAGAAGCTCATTGCCCAATTCAAGAAGCGAAGTTCTGGAATAGCTGGGCGAATATGGCTGATGGGCCAAGCGTAATTAGGTTTAGTGTGGAACGACAACATCGTATATGGCCATCCCTGTGGATCAGAGAAGTACGGGATTGGCCAAGATGCCCTAGCAAGAAGCTCTGAAGGAACACCTGATGCTTCGTCAATTTCCTGATCCATTATGGACGGAGGCATATTAAGTGGATACTCAACGCCTTCGCACACCACCAGATAAACGTAATCGCCTAATGCGTCAAATGCACCCTTGTTGTCCTTGGGGCTGTCTTTCAGCCGATCCCCTGCCCCCGTCTTGCTCCAGATGCGGTAATAAGTAACGAGATCGTTGGTTTTCCCAATCTTTTTCTTGCTGTCTCTTCCTTCGTAATCAGTACGAATGTTGGTAGTTCCATCTAAGTGTTTCCTTAGATCTGCTTCTGGAACTCCGTATTCCTTAGCAACTTCTGCAATTGGCTTAACACAACGACGCGCACACCACAGGGCATCGTCCCTGTTGTCAAAATCTGGGTCAATTAGCAAAGAATCTACGGTATCGTAGAAGCTGCCAATCATTTTAACCGGGGCAGTTGAGCTATCTCCAGAAGTTTCAAGCGTGACAAGTTCTGTCCAGAACACGCCAGCACCTTTAATCATTGCTTCGTTAACAACTTTTCTGGCTTGCGTTTTAAGGTCAAGCTCTACAGGAGTCCAGTTTAAGTATGCTTGGAGAAGTTGTGCTGCCACTCCACGACTACGCTTAGTGTTTTCCTGTTGTTCCAGTAGCTGAAGAATTTGCATTTGCTCTGGCTGCAATTGCATCATCATTTCAGGGGTTGGAACGGCAGGCAACCCAAGAGCTTCAGGAGAAACTTCTGGAAACTGCATTACAGTGACAGTACGCACCGGATTTCGGTGGTAAATGACACTCCCCATAATCTCTACGAGTTCAAAAACCTTGTTAATCTGCATCCTAAAACTAGGAGGCGAGATATTGGAGTTGTATCCCCTATCTCCTCTGGCGTAGCCATCACGCCACATCCAGTTGTTTTCGCCGTCATAGAAGTTCATAGCCTCTTTTGCATCATCTGCAAAAGGCTTTTTGTACTTAATGGCTTGCTCTAGTTTTTTAACCCAAGTAGCCGTTATTTGTCGCAGTGGACTATCGGGCGGCAAGCTCTCGCTCAACAGACACCTCCTGTACCAAAACAGGTTCAAGCATAGTGTTTAAGCCGTAAATAGCCCTAGTTTGCGGTGCGTAGTCCCAGCATCCTAAGCTCTGCCAGCCATGATCTTCGTGAATAGATGGGTCATCTTTGTGATGCACTGATGGCTTTTCAACGAATCCGTTATTGGTAAATACCAAGATATGTATTGTTGAATCTCCCGGCTCCCGTGTGATCCAACCAACTGCTGGCTTAGAGAAGTTTTCCATATCCGAGCTAAACAAAACGCAATCTCCAATTTGCGCTTTGGGCATCTTCCAAACTGTATTACTGCTCATTGCTTCTGTCTCCTTGTGGGCCTAAGTATACATATGCTTCTTCTGTTATGCCACGGCGCTTTCGTTTATCGGCCAAAAACTTAACCCACCACGGCTCTTCTTCCCCAATCACTGCTGGACGATGGTAACTTGGCCTATATGCACATAGGTATTCCAAGCATTGGCAAAGATGCACTTCGCCTCTGGTTAGCGGGCTATCTGTAACAATTGAAGTCCCGGCTACCATGTTGACTTTTTTGCGGTATCGCTTTAATTCACGCTCTAGGTCAGGTACAGATTCAGTAAGAATCCGTATAGTTGGCGTACCAGAAGGCCGAATATGTAGGTAATTTCGCGTAGCTTCGCAGCGGGCCATAATATCGTCGCAACCCGCAATAAATGAACTTCCTGTGACTTCGCTCCTGATCTGTCGCTTCACAAGCTGTTCTGTGTATTGCTCAATGGGCAACCGTCCTGAGCCAATATCGCGGAGCCGTCCACCGTGAGAGTCGATAATAAACGCACGAAACTGGCTTTTTACCTTCTCCGCAAACTTCTCGCCAAATATCTGTGCATTGCACTGCCGTAAATAAAGCTGATCGTAAACCAAAACGTACTCTTCAGACGGGGGTACAGCAGCAAACAATACGGCTGTTACTGCATGGCCCGGATCGATAACTGCATATCGACACCAATCCCCCGGAATCTGTCCACTGGGCAAATCTGATCTGTTTAACCCATGAATCCTCATATCAAAGGTAGGGTAAACGAGAATACTATCGGTAATAAAGTCGCCTTCTGCCCGCATTCTTAGGACATCTTGGCCACTGGCACTCCACCGAATGATGGACTTTTGCTTTTCTTTCTCATCAATATGGGGATTATCAAGGAATCTGAGCTTAAACTGCACTATATCAGGGTTTTCCTTGCGTTGTTCTAGCTCTGCATCAGCACGTTCTTTAAGCGTCAACAATGCATTATTAGTCGAATGTGGCATTGCACTCCAGCAAAATTTACCTTTTTTATCTACTAATCTAGCCTGACACTCACTAATCCAGTTTTCATTGTTTAAGTCTTCGTCACAATGTACCCTGTCTGCGGCGTATCCCTGTACTGGATCACCCTCACTAGAGAAGAAGTAGATAATCCAGCCGTTATGAAGTTCTGCTTTCTGGATATAGTTGGCGCTTTTGAGTACCCAGCTAAGCTTTTTGACCATCCTATGAGGGATTAGGGGTGGTGCTGGCATCGATTCTTTGCGTCTAGCTTCATCTGTACTGGGTCTATATGCCCGCCACTCCTTGGTAATTTCGTCCTTTATGATCTTAAACGCCCCTTTTTTGAACAAATAGGGGTACGCCACCATACCTATGTGCCGCCAATCTTTTCCAATAACGACAAGAATGCCGTCTGTTTTGGGGTATTTATTGAACGGATCTTGCCCTGTTACTGCTCTTGCGTCTTCCACAAAAGAACAGAGAGATTTACCGCTACGGTTTCCCCCGATTACCAAAACTTCTGAAGCTGTAGCCTGATGGATTAGCGACTGAAGTTCGGTTGGCTCATACAGGCGAAGAGCTTCTATCTTCCGTTCCCGAATCTCCGACTGTAAAGACTTGATCTCGTCCCGCTGAAACTGCGTCAGCAAAGGCTTTTTCGATTGCTGCGGCGGTGGGGGCAGGCTGTTCGGGGGCGGCGATAAGGGGTGTTGTTTTGCCATTTATTGTAATCCCTTGATATGTAGACAAAGCATCGTTGAACCGCGACTGCAATTCAAGCTCTAGTTCATCTTCAGACCATAGCGTGAGTGGCTTTTTAGCACCACCAAGCTCCACGTTCTTAGAAACTAGCCTGATGATTGTCTCTATTAGTTTGCTTCTGGTGCTGCTTCCCGGCGCACTGTCGTAATACTGTTTGACAATAAGGGAAGAAAAACCCCCTACTCCACCAAAATACTGAAATATACGCTCTATGACCTCTGCGGAATGAGGGATGTTGCTGCCGCCTGTTTGGCTTGCTTTGACATACAGGTCTACCCCGGCTTCTTCTAGTCGCTGTAAAGAGTTTACCCGTTTCCGTTTTGCCTTTTTCCTATCTGCTTTTCTGCGTTTACTAACACATAAACGACACAGATTCTTGACGTTTTCCCCGTCTGCAAAAAATTCAGTGGTATCTGGAAAGTCTTTCCCGCACAACTTGCATACTTTGTTGCTCATGCTGCAAATGATAACAGCCCGTGGGGGATTCCCCAAGGGCTGTTATTGTGCTTGTCACTTTGTTTTAGATTAGAGAACTGCGCCAGACAACACGTTGCCCGAGAAGTGGATTCGCGCTCGTAGCTGGCCTGCCGTAGAAGTCACGCCAACATCTACCATGCCGTCTTCAGCAGCAGTGCTCTGAGTGGCGGAAACGTAATTTCCGTAAGCGTCTACACCGGCAGTATTGGCTACGCCTGACTTACGAATGGCAGCACGATGAATGCCGACAGTAAACGCTGGCGTAATTGGAGTGGAAGTTAGAGCAACCGTGCCAAGATCCGCACTTAGTGCAACTGCGGAACCAGCAGTAATTGCAGCATTGGTTGCTACCATCATTGTTGGCCCAGCAACAGTAAGCCAAACAATGTCATACTGACGCAATGCACCAGCAAAATATTCATCAAACACGCCAACTCGCTTGCCAGCAGTCATATCGGCGGCTGCTGTCAAGGTGCTAAAAGACGCACCATCCGCTAGGATCGTAAAGGTTTTGCCTGCTAGCGTAGAGCCATCGGCAACTGCACTGCCCGTATAACGACACGCCATGCAATACACAAGCTGGTTGCTGTAGCTTTGCGTGGTGCGAGGGTTTACGTCATTGAAGACTTTAACGTCACCAATGATATTCTGACCAGCAACAGGCCAAGATACGTTACTGCCGGTAGAATTACCGTTCAGTTCGATAGCTTCGCCAGTAAGCAGCGTCTGCCCACGACCGAAATACGGATCAGAGAAAAAACTAGACATGGTTTCGGATTCCTTTTTTAATAAACTGCTTTAGGCTTATGTGGCCGTTGCGAGAGGAGCGAGTTGGAAGAAGTTGCGTGGACTGCGGAATCGGAGATTACCCAATACGCTACAGGAATATCTATAGCTTTGTAGTTCCTCTGAAAAGAAAGGGCCCTCTGCTACCATAAGCTGGTTCTCTAAGCAGCGGAGTTCCATATTTCCCACGCTGATTCCGTAACCTTTTCCTGCTGGAACAGCGTATTCCGTAGTCACTTCCACGCCATCCTGTTCAAATACATCGGTAAAACCGTAAGAACGGAGTCCGGTGGACTTGGTGACAATTGCCCGTTCCGTGCTGTTAAGGCGATTCAGGTATTGGATATAGAGATTCCTATCAAGGATTACCATATCAATAGCACTTTCTCGGGTGTCATTTCTTTTGCATTGAAAAATGCCTTCGCGCGTCGCTTCAATGCAATTAACCTTCCAATTGGCTGTAGTTGCACCAAAACCAGTAGAATTATAGTTTACTATTACAGGTGAATAAAAATCAAATTCTGGATCTACTGCACTTTTTGGCCAAATATCAACACCGCTGGTTCGCCCGCCACCGTAATAACCAAGCTGAGTCTTCAAGCCAGCGTAAGTAGCACTTGGATAACCGTAAACATCGGCAATAACCGCCGTTCGCTTTGTTGCTACGCTTGAAGCAGCAAGGGAGGTGTCAATCGTTCCGTCGTTACCCATGAACGTATCCATGCCGTGGAAAGCATTTTCATAACCGGCAGCATCGCCGTTTGAGTAGATCTGGGTGGCAAGATGCTGTTCCAGACTCTCTTGCAAACGGCTAGCCATGTTGGATGCAACATTAACAAGAGCTTGCTGACCACGATTTTCCAGCATCTCACGACGATAAATTGAATCTGTCGTGACAAATCCCCTCCAAGGCAAGTTTGCCAATTTCCACAGATTTTGGCGGGCAAACGTCCTTGGCGTGTCTCCAGAATTCCCCGAAACGGGCGTATTTCTGTATCTGACATTCCAGTCCATTCCCCGTCCAGACTGATTCATTACGACGTTACCGGAAGCCTCTAAAGCAGCAAATACTTTAAACTTACGGAATGTTGCCAATTCTTCTTCACGAAGATGGTTGACAATCGTAACCCCGATAAGTCGGCTCCAGTCTGTTGGGCTAGCCATAATCAATAAGCCTTTCTTATTCTGTCATACCTTCTACCGCAAACTGTTGGTTTAGCTTGTCAGCAAAAGTTAATGGTTTTTTAGGAACTCTTGGATCGGTCGAAGCTGGTGAATTTCTTGGGGCTGTTCTAGCTGCCTGCGCCCTCAAGTAATCCATGTTCCTTTGAGCTTGGGCAACAGCCGGTGCTGGCTGCTGTGGAACAGGAACTTGAGGTGGCTGGTTTTGTCTTTGCTGTGGCTGTTGATTCTGAGAATTACGGAAGTTTGCTTCCAATAATGTCTTAGTTACTTGGCCCTTGGCGTATTCCCAACGGTGTTGCGGGCTTTGGATGCCCATGTTTTTAGCGTCTTCAATAAATTTCTGGCATAATGGACCTTCTCTAGATACATTTCCAGACTCATCTAATAGCCAAGACTTATTTTCTTCCTGTAAACCAGCAACAAAACGCTCATTTTCTGAGTTCTGGAATTGTTCTTTAACAATAGCGGCAGCACGGGAAGAAGCCACCCTTTCCACCATAGGGCCAAGGGTTTGCTCTGGGTTTTCAAGGAATTTACGGGCAAAATCCGCCTTATATGCCTGCATTTCAGATAATGCGTGTCGGGCATCTAATGGGGCATTTTCAGCAATAATCTCCCTGCCGTTCTCATCTCGGGTCAAATATTGCTTATACGCTTCCCGCACGGCTGGAGGGTTCCACCAACTATCTGGTTTTGCTGGTTGTGCCTGCACTTGCTGTGGCATTTGCTGCTGTTGTGGCTGGTTTCGCTGGGCAAGCCACTGTTCATATTGCTCTTTATTGGAGAGATATTCGCTGGCGAAGGGGATAATCTGCTGGTATTGCTGCAAAGCGTTGCTTGCGGCTTGCTCCCGCTGCATGGTTTCATACAAAGCGAAAGCAATTTGTTGGTCATCTTGGCCAGCAAACTGCGGCAACTGCCTAAAAGGTGCATAATGGTTAATCTCGCTAGTAGGTTTTGGCCCAGAATCAGGTGATTCTGGCGATTCTTCCGGTGAATCGTCCTCTCGCTCTGGTGCAACTACTGGCTCAGAGTAGGAATCGTCCTGTTCTAGATCAATGTCGCTTTGGATTTGCTCAGCCATAATATCTATCTCCTCATATTACTTAGGTAATCCATGTACTTCTGTCCCTGTTGGCTTTGTGTCATTGGCTGTGGTTTCGCCATTGACTTCCGCCACTTATCATACTCTTTATCATATGGCGTTTGTGGTTGCAATGGCACTACTGACTGTGCGGCTGGTTGAGGCTTGCCGAGTTGACTGCCTAAATCAGCAATAGTGGCAAACCTAGTGTCATATTGTTTAGTACGTTCTTGATCCCATTTACCCCATTGCGGGCTATTAGCTGCTACTGGTTTGCCTTCATCATCAGTAAGCCCCGGCCCTTCTTTGGCAAAATAGTCGTAGATGCCATCGCCTTCTTGTTGGTAGCTTTGACCAATAAGAGCGTTTAGTGGTGCTTCTTGGCCATAGTCTTCCGCTACATTCCCGAAAACGCTTTTTGCCGCAGCCCCCAAAGCTGATTTAGCCCCGGTTTTTCCAAGGATAGAAAGACCGCCCGTTACTCCTGCACTCAAAAGAGTTGGAAGATCAAGGCTTTCCCTTATGCCACCCATCATAGATGTAGCAAACGTGCTTGGATAACTTGGGTTTTGAACGCCTAAAAGCTTTTGAAGTCTTACCCACTCAACTGCTGGATCAACAAAACTAGCCTGTTCCATTTGACGCTGCATTGGCAATGCTGCGGTTGCGGCTGGCCTAAGATCCTTTTGGATTGGTGGTGCTGGCTGGCCGATTGCTGCGGTTCCCGTCCAATAGTCCCTTAACCCCGAAAGAGCTTTATCCGAATTTTGTTGATTGAAAAGCTGCGAAAGATTTGCCAGTGTTCCGTAAGTATAGTTGCGCGATTTTCCTAAAAACGTATTGGTGTCATAACTTCCCGCACCCATGCCGCCGTATGTTGTCCAACTTTTCTCTGGTGTATATGCCCTATCCATATCGCGGTAGTTTTGTGTATTGGGGTCATTGATTTTATCGCTTTCGTTCCACCAATACATAGCTTCTTTGACTTTGTCGGCTGGCCTGCCGCCGTATCTTAAATCGGAAAGTTTTGCTGTATCTCCTGTCATATCAAGACCAGACATTGTTCCAATATCTGCAAGACCTTTATCTATTACTCCTGATCCGGGTGGAGCGTTATCTCCTTCTTGGAAAGTTTTAAGAAGATTGAGTTTTCTTTGGTTCAACATTTGAGCGCGAAGAATGCCTGCTTTATCAAATGCAAACTTGTTGTCGAGATACCCGTCTATCCCGTTGTCTACTTCTTCAGGATCTCTATATGCAATTTCAGCGTTGTCGCCACCGGGATTATGAGATTGCATTAACCCAATAAATGTATCTACCCATTCTTTGGCTTCCTGATTGCCTTTATCGTAAGGTTGGCCAAGGATATTGTTGTAGATGTCTGTGTAGTTTTGGGTCAGCGTATTAGCAAGGCTTCCGTCTTCGTCATACTGGTCAAGAAACTTTTGAGATAGTTCAGTAAGTGCTGGTTGTGCAACTTCTAGAAATTTGTCGTATTCTGGAGGCTTTGCTTCTTCATGCCACCTATCCATGCTTTTTGGATCTTTACCAAAATATCCTAGATCTCCAGTGTTTTCTTCGGGTGACAGCAAGCTTCCCAAATAGTCCATATACGAACTATCGGCCGGTGCTGGTAGTGGGCCTTGCTGCGGCGCAGCCGAATATGGGCTGGCTTGCGCTTGCTGTGTAGATAGACCAGCACCCAGTGTTGCTGCGGCTAGTGCTATTATTTTATAATCGTCAGATGTGTATTCGCTTGGTGCTTTTTTCAAAATCCTAATTAGTTTTTCAGAACCGGGAAACATAACGTAGTTTTTTGTTAATCCAAGCAGCTTCTCGGTAGCACTCATTTGCTCTGGGTCTAAGTGAACTGGCGTACTTCTGTTAAAGCCGTTTTTGTCTTTTTTTTGCTTGGGGTTATTTGCTTTAGCTACATCTATGTATTGTCTGCGACTCTGTTGGTCGAAATACCCTGCCCCCGGATACCCTGCATCAAACACACCCCGACTAAGCATTAGCCTAGTTTTTTTGTCTTGGCCACCTGTGCCGTGGTTAAAATCGTTTGTTGCATCTAAACCTGTTCCTCTTGAAGATTCAAACGGAACTTTTGCTTTTTCAAACGCCCTTTTAACCGCTTCAAATATATCTGGGTTTGCTTCTAGTTTGGTATCTAACTGCCAAAATTTGTCTCTGGGTGCGTCAAGCTCTACGTCATATGTGTTTGGAATAGTTGACTTCCATTGCAGATCGCCCGCTTTTGCCCATTGCGCAACTTGTGTTGCTTGTTCATAACGACGAACAAAATAGCGGTTGGCATACTCCATAGCGTCCTCTGGAGTGTTGTACCCTAGAAATTTTTGGTATAGGTTTTGAATTTCGGCTTGTTTGTTTGCTTGCCCTTCTGGTGTCGAAGGATCATGTTTTTCAAAATAAGTTATTTGATCAAAAATGTCATCGTGCCAATCATTTTTACCCCTGCCGTCCTGTCTAGTAGTGTCAACTATTTTACCGTCGCCAGTTGAAAACCTTCTAAGTCCGGGCATATCTCCGGGGCCACGGACAGCCTTACCGTGAAATTGCAAATTTCCGTCAGTGAACTCTTCGATGTAACTGTCTTTTACTTCTGGCAGAGTAGCAAAGTAGTGGCCTTGCCCGAATGTGGCGTGTCCTTGGCCTGACCCAAGATGTGTAGAACTAAACTTGTCAAAGTCAGCTTTGCTAACATGGGACGCACTTATTGGCCCAGTTTCGTCTGGAATAGCTGCCATAGAAGACATAATTTCTTTGTCTTTTGCAGCAAGTAATTTTATGAGATCGCTATAGGGAAGTCCTGTTTGGCTACGGGGATTTAGGTGAAAAGGCTTTGCTGCCTCTGAGTCTTCCGAAGAAGCGGCAGCGGTAAGCCCTGCCAGCACAGCAGCAATTGGCGCTTTTTTAGGCTTAGCCATTCTTAGTACCCTGCTGGTTGTGCTGGTTCTTGGCCCAATGACCCTGCCATCGTCGCGGCTGCGCCAAGACCAAGCGCACGAATACCGTTCTTTCTAATAAGTTCTCGCGCTGCGTCAGACACAGTAAATACATTGTGACTACCGGCATATCTTCCGGGCGCAGGGCCGTAAGACATTTCGTGCTGGGGAACCCCTTCTTTTGACAAATCGTTCATAAACGCACGGATTAGTCTTGGAGGTTCTGTATTGCCTATTGTTCCATACTCGTTATTGCCTGCGGGTACTGGAATGCCCTCGGCAGTGTGTACAGAATCTCCGGTAGGAATAAGTGCTTTTCTGTCTGACCCAAGAAGGTTTCTTAAAAAATCAAGTCGTGGAACTCGTTGCACATCATCATCAATGTTAAAAGCCATAGATGGAATTAGGTCTTTTGGCTTTGCTTTAGCAAGGTTTCCTCTACGGGTATTTTGAGATGGCCCCTGCATATTATGTAATTCTAAGTAACCTGTATCTCCCTGCATTTCTGGATCTGGTGCTATATCGGTAGTTCTGTAATGCGGATTATCATGCGGGTCGGTTTCGTCAAGCCATGTATTGGTTTTAACAAGTTTTGGAGCTTGCGCGAGCGTGTGATGTGCGCTGTGTGGCATGGTATATGGAAACAGTGGATTCCACTTTGAGCCTACATCTGAATCTTTTTCCCAACCCAAACCGGCTCTATAAGGCTGTTCCCCAACT